AAATGAAGCTAGAAAGACTATGACTAGATCTAGGCTTGGCTTTGGTGAAAATAAATCTTTAAACTTTTTAATAGAAAATAAAAAATCAATATATGGGACTGGTGCCGGCATACTTGCAGCCGGAGTTGGTTACTATATGTATGGTAAGCATAAAGAAAACAAAATTTACGACGAAACAATGGAACAGCAACCGGTAACGCAAAAAGCGTCTACTGGTCAAATGATGAGACAAACGATGCAGCCGCAAGCTAGTCTTTCTTCATACAGAAGAGATCCGCTTGTAACTGCTGGCGTTGTTGGTAATTTGGATAGAAATAAAATTGGTCATCATAATATGAGTTCGAAAAAAAACGCTCATTTATTTGGAGGATAAATTAAATGGGTTTATTAAATGTTGGACAAAAAGTTGGAACTAAGTTCGGGGGCATGACTGGCTTAGCTATGGGCGCAATTGGTTTAGCCGGCGTCGCTAAAGGTATAGGCCCATCAGCCAAAGAAGCAATTTTAGATGCAGGCTTTAATGACCCGTATGCAGATGAAGCATTCATGGGAAGACCTATGTCTAGTGGATTTTTGGGGGCAGCAGCAACGCATGGTACGGCTGGGGCGGTTGGCCTTGGCCTTGGCGCAATGGCGATTGGTGGGCTAATTGGTGGTGGGGCAGCTGCAAAGTTAATACCTAAGGGTGCAGATCTTGGCAAATTAGCCGGGTACGGCATGGGCAGAGGAGCTATGATTGCTGGAGCGGGGGCGGTCGGAGCAGCGGTTGGAGCCTCAGGTGGAGGTATGAGCGAAACTTTTAGCGTTTATGGTCCAGACCCTACTGTAGGGGCAAATCTCGCCACAGCAGGCATTGGGACAGCTGTAGGAGGGGCAATAGGGGGTTTGGGCTATGGTTATGGAAGAAGTTTTAAAAAAGCAGCTTTAGGAACTGCAATTGGAGCAACGATAGGGGGCCTCGGGGGCGCGGCCGTAGTGCCTGGTATGGCGATGTCAAGAGTAAGGGATAATAGACAATTATTATCAAGTAGTCCATACAGCACTTCACTTGCAACAGCTCAAGCTTTAAACGCATCAGGGGACATAGTTCTCGGAATGCACAACTCAAGGAATAGTTACTAATGCCAATTGACCCAATGACGGGAATGCCAAAGCCATACGCTCAAGAAGAGATGCTTGACGCTCCACTATATGCAAGGACATTGGAAAATCTTCCTGGCATAACTGCAGGTATTGGTTTCCAGGCTGGACGTGGTGCTAGAACAATGATGGCCGGCGGCGGCTTCATGGACGACGCCACAAGATTTGGTGTAGATAAAAAGGCTCAAAGATATGGAGCGTTTAGAAGTGGGGCAATGAGTCTTGACCCAAATGATTTAAGTTCTGGAAAACAATTTTTTGGCTTTGGAAGAAGAAGCGAAAGAGGAGCAAGACTTGCAGGGCAAGCGGGGAAGCAACCAGTCTATTATGGTGCAAGAGTCAATACTCTAACAGTAAGACCCAGAGCGTTAAGAAGAATGTCAAGCCTAAGCGCATTTGGAGCAGATCAAAGAACATACACTTACGCGCAAGGAATAAGAGGTCCTCTTTCTAAAGCAAGATTTGGTCCTTTAGGAAAATTGGCAGAAGCAAGTGGAACAGCTAAAGGTGAAGCTCTTCTTGGGCCTGGTTTATTTGCTGGCATAACAGCTGGAAGAAAAATGGACCTATTAGAAAGAAGAGCTTATGACGGTAATGCAAGAGCATTATCTAAATTAGAAGGTTCTTCTAATACGATACAAAGAATGGCCGGCATGAATACTGGTCTTACCGCCAAAACCCACGTTCCACGGACTAGTTAATTTAAACCCAATAGAAGCTTTCCCTGAAAGCTATAGCCGTCCGAACTTTGTCGGGCCTTCAGCCATAGACACTTCAATGGGTTCCGCTGTCACGGGAAAAGGAGTGGGCGAAATTGGCACCAGAGGTAACTTACTAGCATCTTCAATGGCTGGAAAAGGAACTCGTTACATGGCTGGTTACTTTAGAGGAGCACAAGGATTTGCTGGTGCAGCTGGTCTCCATGGAGAAGCTTTTACTGGAGCCCAAAAAGCAATTGCCCACATGACCAGTGCATTGGGGACAGAAGGAATCGCCGGAGTAGCTGGAAACAAACTTGCAGGAGAAGCAGCTGCAAAACAAGTTCTTAAAGAAGGTGTATTTAAAACTCTTGGCACAAAAGGTGCGATGGAAGCTTTTGGCACTAAAGCAGGCATGAAAGTGCTCGGGGCCAGAGGTGCAGCAATGGCTGTTCCTGGTCTTAACTTATTGGCTACAGCATCTTTAGTTTATGATATTGGTAGAATGGGTGGCGAAGCAATCAAAAGTGGTATAAACTTAGCTAGAGACGCAGAAAAATCTTTGCAAGGATCACTTAGTAAACCTATGTTTGGAATGGGATATAGGGATACTGAAGCAGCTGCTACTTCAAGGTCAAGAGGTGTTATGGCTATACAAAATTCTAGGTTAAATGCAAGAAGTGCATTAGGTTCAGAAGCGTCTATGATGGCAGCTCATTTTGGATAATCATGGATCATAAAGCTAAAGAGTTTAGAAAAAAATTAGAAAAACTTTCTAGAGAAGATCTTTTAGAATTAATTAAAGATCAAGATATAGAATTGTTTAAACAGGTTAATAGAATTGAATGGGTTTTTGAAAATAAACTACAACACATTAACTGGGCCGATGGAACACCTATAACGGGCAGACCTTTAACTAATAGAGAATTATCTTTCTTGATTGATGAACCATTTGAGATGGATAGAGAACTTCTTGAGCTTGGAATATCAGGAGAGCAACAAAGGCAAATGCATGTTGCTAAAGATCCTGTTGTTTGGGCAAAAAACTTTTTACAAGTTCAACCTAGAGTCTATCAAATATTAATACTAAGAGATCCATCATTAAGAAAAGTATTAAGAGCTGGTCGTCGTTTAGGAAAAACTTTTACACTAGCTATAACACTTTTGCATTATAGCTATACGCACAAAGACGGAAGATGTCTTGTTATTGCTCCGATGAAAACACAGGTAGAACTCATCTATCAGGAGATTGGAAGAATAGCCGGCAAAAACGAAGTTGTCATGAATTCAATAACAAGAAAAGTTAGCAGTCCTCAATTTATGATGGAATTTTCTAACGGATCAACTATTAGATTCTTTACATCTGGTATGCGTTCAGGTGGAAAGTCAGACGTTGCTCGTGGTCAGGAAGCACACGTGATTGTGTTGGACGAAATGGATTACATGCATACCGATGACCTAGACGCATTGTACGCCATGTTGCAGAAAACTGCAGAGGATCAGCCAGACAAAATGATGATTGGTGCTTCTACCCCAACTGGTAGAAGAGAAAAATTTTGGGAATGGTGTAGGTCTGAAAGATTCAAAGAATTTTGGTTTCCATCGTATTGCAACCCTTATTTTTCTAAAGAACAAGAAGATGAATTTAGAGAACAATATACTGAAATGGGTTATCGCCATGAAATAGAAGCTGATTGGGGCGAAGACTCAGAAGGCGTATACCCAAGAAAGTTTGTTGATAAAGCATTTATTAGCCCATCATGGACATATGAGCCAGAGATAACTTCAGCAAGATCTTTTCACGTCATAGGTGTTGACTGGGACAAGTACGGTGCCGGAACAAACATAGTTGTTGTAGAAGCATGCTCAGACAATCATGAAGACCCAAGATTTAGAGGAAGATCTAGATTAGCGTATAGAGAAGAAATAGATAGATCTGAATATACTTTAACTAAAGCAGTAGACAGAATATTTGAACTTAACGAAATATTTAAACCAAAACACATTTACGTGGACAGAGGTTTTGGAGAAGTTCAAGTTGAACTCTTACATAAGTATGGTGTTGAAAATCCTAAATCTGGTCTTAGAGAAAAAGTTAAGGGTGTGTCTTTTGCTGAAGCAGTCGAGGTAAGAGACCCATATACTAAAATGTTGGTTAAGAAAGAAATAAAACCATACATGGTAGACAACCTACGCCAGTTCTTGGAAAAAGAAAAAATAGTTTTTCCAGAATCAGATGAAGAATTATATCTGCAATTAATTTCTTATGTTGTAATAAGAACAACACAAATTGGAAGACCTATATTTGAAGCAAGCGGAACGGCAATGGACCACGCACATGATGCTTTGATGCTAGCTCTTTTAGCTATAACCCAAAACTATGGAGAATTTTCAAAAGGCAATTATGCCATGAATACTGAAACATTCTCTAATGATTTTTATATGCCAAAAGTTAATACCGTCCAGGATAATGAAGAAAAACCAAAGTACGCAATAGTTGGTAGGAACGATGGTTTAGCTGCAACTAAGTTTAATAAAAAAAGTTCTGTTATATCTAACGGTAAAAGAAAGATGTTTTGATTATGTCTATTAACAACATTGAAAATAACTTTGGTCCAACTAGTGACATATTCAGTGGATACAAAACAGATACATCTTTTTTTGAAGAAGAAACAAGGGATGATATTGTAGTAAATAAATACGCTAATAGTATTCCAACAAATCTTGATTACAGCTTAACCCCTAATATGTCGGTTGATTTAAATTTCTTAAAAAATCAATCTTTTCAAACTTATAACTACATTCAAGAAACAATTAAGTCAATAGATAATATATTATATAAAGTTTATTTAGATCAAAAATTAACTCCAAATATAGAAGAATGTCACACAAAGCTTTGGGAGGAATTATGTAAATATAACGACGTAAAACTGCCGGAACCAGATTTTGTTTCCTTTGAAGAATACAAGTACGCCGAAAGATCTATGTCTACGGTTGCTAGAAGGTTTATAGCTGAGTTTAACCAAATTTGTTCACAAAGCGTTTTTTCCTATTTATTAAATTATAGAAATTTATTAAACGCAATGTTAAATGAAGCTTTTTATATTAAAAATTTTATATTAATAAATTTTCAGGAGGAGTATGAAGATGACTCACAGAAAGAAGTTGCAGTACAGTTCGACGCATGGGCAAAGGTCGCA